TTATTTTCCCTATTAACATCAGTTATTTGCTTCCCTTCAGATTCTTTAAAGTTTATAAAGGTTTGAGATGCTGTTGTATTTAAGAATCCAAATCCTGGCACGTTAGGTGTTTCGTTTTCTAATTGCATTGTACCACCTTGGTATCCTGAAGCTGTTAGTATTACTGGATCTGTTCCTACCTCAGCACGCCAGATGCATCTTAGATCTAACTCGATTTCATTGTTAGTTAAACCGCCAGGTATTTGTTTTAAAGCCTCTACATCAATGTATATTCCTTCATAACCTGCTGTATCTTCTGAGTTGTCATTACCCCATTTCATATAGGTTATAGAACCATCTCCATTAGTGATAGCATTGCCTGGAGTTCTATTGAATCCACATTCACCAGAGATGTTAGGAGATATGAAAGATGTAATTATATCTAAGTCTTTACCGTCCGTCCAATTAAAATACAGTACGATATAGTTGGAGTAAAATGCTGCTGGATCGAACAGTGCTCCTCTTGATTTACCTAGACCGAAAGCTAATGGTGACATAATTTAACTCCAAAGACCTTTAATTGTTAATGGACCACTGACTTTTCCGCCAGCTCCAAGATTGACACTAGTTATTCCAGCGTTTGCATATGGATTATATATTACTCTACCTTCTGCTTTCCTTAAATTCCAAGGAGCACTCCAATATTCCTGAGTTAATTCATCTATCCAGTAATCAATATATTTGGAACGATCTAACATAACAGATCCTTTAGTCTTCATCCATTCTTTTAATTCTCGTTGTGTTGCTCTAGGATTTACTTCCAAATACAATGCAAGCACACCAGCTGCAACAGGTGAAGCGGCAGAAGTTCCGTTGAAACTACAGTCATAGTATTCATCACTACCAGTACCACCAGTATATGATATTCCATCATCAGCTCTTGGGAAGTCTTCGTAACTTGCATCTCCACTCAAACCTGCAGCAAGAGTTTCATCTGCTGGAGCCCACACATCAATTCCAGGCCCATTGTTAGAATATGGTGCTTTGTATTCATAGTAACTACCATTAATACCTCCACACCAACTACCACCATTACAAATTCCAATATTGTCTTCCATTGCACCAACACAAATCACTGGATGATAATCATTTATTTCATCAAATCCTAGTCCTTGGGGGTTCAACCAGTCTCTATGGCTAATTGGTGTATATAATCCACCAAATTCTGCTCTTGTATCTCCAAATTGATATCCTAGATCTTCCATTCTATCGAGACGATGGGGATCCATTGATCCTATACCCAAGTACTGGTTGTTATTTCCTGCTGCAGCAACATAATGAAGACCAGTATCCATCATCTCAGCACCAGCTGCATCAGTAGAGTTTGATCTTGCAGAACTTGTCCATGATTTATATGCGCCTGGAACTGAATTATTCAATCCATTTTTCCATGCAGTAGGAAGGTCTACTGTTGCATCTGTAGCAGATGAAAATTGGCCATCAACTCCTTTAAACTTATAGTCTATGTTTGTACTTGAAGAAGTAAAACATGCTTGGTAACCCCAACTACCATTCACGAGAGTGGGATTCTTTGTTCCTATGCCTGGGTTTATTGGTTTATTGGCGTGCCAGATTGTTAATAGTTCGTAGATCATTTGTGCAGTCATACCACAATTGTCACCAACACTTGGAGCATTCCATATGGTTGCACCAAATGCTATACCATGATCGTTTCCAGCCATAACAGCAGCAACACCAGTACCATGACCACCACCAATATTATTAGTTGTTCCGCTAGTACCTACAGCATTATTCTGGGTATAAGAACTGAAGGTAGTACTATTAATAACACCTATAGATGCGAACTGTGCTGATCTTTTGTTGGAGAATCTCCACCATTCTATTGCAGAAGTAGTTGCAATACCTACTCTACCATCTGCCTTTGTATATTTTGATGGGTTAGCCCATGCACTATTAAACCAGTCAGGATCTATTACTTCTGGTCCATCAAGAACAAGATCTCTAACTCTGGATTTTCCATCCTTCATAAATTCTGGGTGGTACTGTTGCACTCCAGAGTCATGAACAACTAGATCAACATTCTTTCCAGTAAGAGAATAATCTACATCAGCATTAACAAAAGGAATCTGACCTGAACCTTGCCAGATGCCAGGAATATCTCTACAAGATTTGATTCCAGTTCTTATTATTTGCCATCCTGTTCTATTAATTTCATTAGTTGATATACCAGCTGGACCCTGACCGTCAAGGAGGTCACGGTAATGTCTAGGTTCTTTACCCCACCTTTGTGTGGCTTGTATTGGTTTAGGATATGTATCTGGGTATGATGATGGATCTAGTTCTACCCACTTAACAAATCCATGTTTCCTTAGTTCTTCTGCTTCCTCATCAGTAAGCATAAAAGTTCCTCTTGTGGAACTCCACTCTTTCTCTTCAAAGATAGTTACTTTTCTGTTAGGTATATGATTCTCTGTCGAATCATCCGCTAACATGTCATGGATTGTTTGCCAGTATTTTGGTTTAGTAACACCGACAGTGTATTTCTTTTCTTCAGCCATGTTAGAGTTACGCTATCGTTATTGTTCCGACCATACCAGCATGGATTGTACATTGATAGTTTAAAGTTGCTGGTGCATCGAATGGTACTGTGAAAATTTGTGTTCCACTTTGAGAACCACTTAGATATGTTGAACCATATCCTGTTCCATTTGTTGAATATCTGATAGCAAATGGATGGTTGGTTGTAGTAGTATTCTCAAATATGTATGTGAGTCCTCTCTGGAGATATATGTTTGGGTTGTCTGTTGTATTAACACATCCAGGCCCAGAGAAGTTATATCCAGAATTACCATTAGAAGTTATTCTATATCTAATAGCGTAACTTCTGTCACTACCGTCACCAACAACTGTTCCAGTGTGATATATTGCAGCAGAAACTGTACCTGCAACACCACAGGTTCCACCAATACTTGTGTTCTCTCCAACAGAGAAGTCACTACTAATTGCAACTGCTACTGCATTTAGATTGATATTATTTGGTGATTCTATAGTTGGTACTCCAGCTCCACCACCAGTAATACTTGCCGCAGTAAGAGCACCAGAGACATTAACGTCTCCTTCTACATTTAGTTTTATATTAGCAACGTCTGTTCCTATACCAACGTTACTAGTAGTCTTGATACCAGATGCAACTGTTGTCCAAACACTTGATCCTCCTCCACCACCTCCAGAGTTATCTGTGCCAGGAGCCCATTCTGCACCAGTCCATTTAAGCACTTGGCCAGGTGAGGGATTTGCACCATTTACATCGGATAGATTCTTTAAGAACAGTCCTCCAATACCTGTAAGGTATCCAGCAGAAGCATGATTGCCCCAACCATATGCAGTATTCCACTCTGAGATATCAACATTGGTTATGGTTGTTGCAGCACCAGTAAATGAACTACCAGTGATGTCAATCTTTGCAATACCAGATGTTATTGTTGCAGTTACTCCAGCACCAACAAAGTTAATGGTTGATGCAGTTCCTACACTACTACCTTCTTCTTGAAGTGTAACTACGGAAGGTGCAGAAGTACCAGTTACGGTAACTACACCAGCAGATGCAGGTGATACTGCTAAGTTTGCACCGAAATCAATTGTTCCAGCGGTTCCAACTGTACTACCGTCATCCTTTACGACTACTCCTGTACCAGAAGCAGTTACTCCTGTTAGTCCTGAACCATCTCCAACAAAACTTGATGCAGTTACAATACCAGATGCATTAACACCTGCAACAGTTATGAATGGTGATCCAGTTAATCCTTGTGCAACGGTTGCTATACCTGCGGTGTTGGCATATCCACTGTTACTTCCTCCACCTACACCAGTTAGGTTTGATCCATCTCCATAGTATGTGGTAGCAGTTATAACACCAACTGCAAAGTTTTCTGTTCCTGTTCCGACTGTGCTATCGAGTTCTTTATTAACTAACTGAATCCAACTACCAGCATGTGCGAAGTAGGCACTCCCTGTATCATGTGCATGTGCAAACTGTCCATGAACATCTGATGGTGTAGGTAGTGATGAGTACTGACTCCATAGGAATGGTAGGGTATTATTAGTTGCAGTACCATCTAATCTACCGTCAAGGTTGAAATTACCTGTGACGTTTAGTTTTCCACCAGAGGCAGTGGTAGTACCAATACCAACCCCACCCATCGTATGGATACCACTACTATTAACCCTCCAGATACTATCATTAGCTGGAAGGTTAGTTATCAGACTACCATCACCCGAAAGGAATGATGCAGTTAGGATACCTGTAGTCTGGTAGTTTCCATACTCATCCATTGAAATGAGTTGTCTCCAACCATTGTAACCACCCATTGTGGTTCCAGTTGAGACGTATGCTCTCTTAGTATTATTTGCATAGGCAAACATACCTCTCCAAGATGTTGAAGTCGGTAGATCACCTGTTGCATCAAAGTCAAAACGCATCTTACTGCCTTGACCAGGCATTGTTACAATACCAATCGCAGAATTGATATTGTCTATAATAATAGAAGGAGTTCCTG